GATATCGCACTTGTAAATTGTTGTAGTGGTGGTTTATCGTAATTTGGTCTATATATATTATATTCTAAACTCTTAAATAAAACTGATTGTTGTCCATTACCTGTGTTCGCTAAAAATACTTCAGAAGGACTTCTAAACTTATTTAAAACAGATCCTAACGCACCACCCGTTAAATTATTAACAGTGTTTAATGCGTTTTCTGTTTGTGGCGAATATATTGGATCAGGATCATCAAAATAATCACCAGGAATAAATGAAACAGGAAAATAAGTACCGGTTAATCTATTCGCAAAACTAACAGCCGCCAATAATGGATTTTCAGGAACCGTAATCTTCCAATTCTTTGTAAAGAATGGTTGTTGTCCCGTAGCCAACATTGACGCACTAAAAGGGTCTTGTAAACTACTTAAATTAATACTACCTAAACTTAATTGTAGGAACTCCTGAGCAATCCTATCTTGAAAATATCCTTTTAATTCAAGAGCCCCTATCTTAGCAATATATGAATCTTGAGATAAATTACCAAAATCACCGCTTGGATTATCTGAAAATAATATAGCATATGGTGTATATGTTGATGGGATAAAATTAGTAGGTACCTTATCATAGTATGGTAAATAATAATGTGAGGATAACTCTAAATCAGTTATTATAATCAAATCCTTATATCCACCTTCAGGTCCATATATGTTTGTTACATAAGCAGCATCAATATAAAATTCATTGATGAGGTCTAAAACAGTATCATTTGGATCATAAGGTCCTTTATTTGCCTCAACAGGTAAAGGAGCTCCCGGTACACTATATTTACCTTGAAATCCTCCCTCAGGTCCCCATTCGTTTAATGGGTATAAATTGTTTGATAATTGATTTGTTGAGATTAAAGTGTCGGGAGAATCAATTACATTACTATCACTTAAAGGGCTCACCTCATACACCACGTTACCAGGTGGGGGGGTGTAAACCCCTTGTACTTGATATGGTGCTAAATTTCTAGCAATTAGAGAATCCCTAAAAGACGAAGATGATGCAAACGATAAAACACTTTCTGGCATTTTTTTACTTTATCTATAAATACCTTTAGACCTTTTTTTATTTATCATTTTCTGAAAATTGGTTTTTGTCCACTTGAAACTCTAATATCATCAATTCTCATAAGTAATTTTTCCATATTTTTGGTTGAGTCAGGACCACTAAAGTAATCTGAGATTGCCCTATTTATATCTTGTTGTGCTTGTGGACTTATTTTTTCATCCGCAGTTACGTTAAAATCTACACTGAACTTATTTTCCGTTGTTATAGTCATAGGATCATAAGATATATTAACGTTAGGATTATTTAATGTTTGTATAAGATTTTGGTTTGGTCCTTCGGTATCAACACCACCCATTCCAAAAACAGAACTAACTTGATTCTTTAAATAATCAAAATATTCACTAGCCTTTTCTGTAAATGATCCCATTAAATTAGTAAGATCAACATTACCCATTAGATTTTCTAATTGTTTAATCATTACATCCGTACCTGTTCTATAATTTTCCGATTTTTTTCCTTCGGCCGGTAATTTTTCATCTAATAAATTTTGGAACATTCTTAATCCTCCAATATAACCTGACTGAGCGGTATTAGAACTTGCAATACCATATTTAGCCGCACCCACAAAAGCATTCATTGATGCTGCAATTCTTTTTAATTCTGTTAATTGATCTTTTGAAATTTCTTCCATTGATTTAGCATCACTTTTTTGTTGTTCCGCTAAATTTTTAACATCATCAGTACTTAGCTCACTAACCATTTTTTCTATATATTCACCAGTACCTCTACCTTGTTCATCTTTTTGTTCTATTCTAACAACAGCTTTTCCTTCCTTATTAATTTGTGCCATTGTCGCAATAAGTTCCCTATCCTCTTTATTTGCAATATCTGTTGGGAACTTTATTTGTTTTAATTTCATTTCAAACATCCCCGCATTTACTGCCATTTTTTGTAATTCACCCGCAGGTAATCCCATTGCCTTACCAATTTCATCAATACGTCTCTTAGCCCCCGGTAAAATTTCTATTTGATTGTTCTCTTTATTAAATCTTGTGAATTCTTTTGTCATATTCACAATTTGATTTTGGAGTTCTGTTGGGTCATTTTGAGCCAAATCCATTAATCTTAATGGATCTAATAATTGACTTGATGTAACCCCCAATCTTTGTAATGATGCCGCAAATTCAATAGCCCCCTCAGGATTAAACACCTTATCCACAACACTAAATATACTCTGCATATTAACACCTAATCTTGATGCTTGAGCCGCCATTTTTGCTAAACCTTTAACTCCTCCCTCAAAATTATAAAGATTCATCTTATCCAAGTTACCAACAACACCTTCAGATACCGCAGCAACTGTGGTTCCAGCTTGTTGAGCAACTTTAACAACATCCATCATTTGATCACCAACACTCGCAATACTAAAACCAACATCTCTAAATTTAGTGGCAAGTTCACCTTGTTTTACACCTGTCACTTCTGCAGTTGCCGCAAAATCAGCCAAAACATCACTACTAATCATCATATTAGTATTCATACTTTCACCTAAGGTCTTCATAGTTTCGGCAACATCTCCAACATCAAGACCCATATCCACAAATTTAGGAATAGCATCTGCAACAGTTTGGGTTAACTCTGCCGCTCTTTCTTTACTTATTCCGAATGTTTTTACTAATTTTGTTGCTTCAGCATCTAAATTACCTAATGCTTTTAATATTCCGGCAGGACCAAGTTGTTGATTAAGCGTCCCAACTATATTACTAATACCTTGTAATGGATCAGTAATTAATAATTGCATATCCGTGATAACCGTATCAAGGTTAATTAACTCATCCTGTAATTTAGTTGAAGTACTTTGATCTGAGTTAACCGTACCTAATGGTGTCTTTGGATTTGATGATGGAGGTGCAAACATATTAAATATAGTATTTTATAATAAATACCAATTACTTATTTTTTTTGTGTTCTTCAATAATCTTATCAACAAGATATCTTCTCACATAAGTTGGCATTTTTAAATATTCAGTATAAGATGTTCTCAACATTTTTGCCAACAAATAAAATTCGTCTAATATGAATTTGGAGTAATCAGAAGAAAGGCCGAAAAAACTCCACCCCAAAAGCAATGTTCACCATTACTCTTTCTCCTGACGGGGCTATAACTTCTTTTATTAGGTCTAATCTTGGCTCATTTAATGACATAAAATTTTTAATATGTTTGGAATCCATAATTGGCATATTCTCCACAAACTTACTAATATCCCCCCTATCTGAATTACCATCAATATCAACAATCATTTTAGATAACCTTAATGTTGCTAATGGTGGTATTCTTCCTGAAGGATATTCACTAACAATTCTTTCAATATCAATAGTGTCTCTCATTGTAAGAAACTTTAATCTTACTTTAGATCCAGTTCTTGGTAATGTTGTACTTAAATACCCATCATTATCAGGTTGTTCATTAACTTTATTAATATTTAACTCATCAAGTAAAATAGTCGCATTAAACTCTTTATTTGTTTGGGGATCAATTACACTTACAACGTATTCAGGACCAAATGAAGTATTTCTTAAAAAGATTAATAATGCTTCAATATCACCATCTAAAAGATCTTCAGGTCTTATGTCGGTTTCATATAATTTATTTCTTAACAGAGGTAAAACAATAGATTCTTTTATTGTTTTATTTGGATTCATATTTAAAAGTGTATTTTCATCCGCAGCGGTTAAATAACCGACTTTTACACTTTTCTTTTTAGATGTATAATATTTACCACCCGATGGTAATGACACAACATCGTGAGGTAAATTAAAGTCCATTTGACCATATTGTTTTGGATCGTTTTCCATAATTGTTTTTTTTTACTTTAAATATAATATTCATTTACTTTTTAGTAAATAAAAAAACCTATACAGATTACTCTATATAGGTTTAATATAATAAATGAATTTAATTCTTAGTAAACCAAGATACATCTATCCATACGAAGAGATGCTGTAATGTCCGCTAAAGCATCTTGTGAATAAGATAATGAACCAAAGTTAACATCCGTCATAAATGTACCCTCTAAAATCCATTTCTCCACAACAACTCCTGTTGGATCTAACATTTCTAAATCAACATTCTTTTTATAACCAGCAGCGTAACCCATACGACCTGTAACCGATTCCGCACATAAACGCACCCACTCCATTAATGCTTGAGCCGCAGAAGGGCCAATAGGGTCTCTAAATTTAACTGAGATTGGATCCCAATTAAAACGTCCCGCAACGAACGTAGATGTATTTAAGAATTGTATTTCGGTTGAACCAATTTTTATTGATGGTCTTGAAGCACTTTCCACGAACCACTCATTTATTCCTAGTGAACTAGGAAACCTAAGTATGAATCTATTCTGGCGTTTCGGTTCATACGGAACTGGCATTTTCATCAGTAAATCAGCCATAATTTTTTGTTTTAGTTTTTAGTTTATTTTTATTATAAATATACCCTAAACAAAAAATTTCTATTTACTTTTACTTTTTTTTACATAAAATACATCTAGTACTAGATATTATTAATTAATATTTTCTTTTTATTCCTTCTGATGTAAGATATGTTTGTAGAATATCTTCATTTTTATTTCTAAAATGGTTTTTCATAGTTTCTACATTTTTAACATCATCATCTGAAAAGCCTATGAATGGAGTAAAGTAATTACTTATTTTGTTTTTCATAAATGCTTTCTTTTGCAGTTTATGGGATGTTTTTTTAACGTATTTAATAAATTGCTCCATAGCTTCGATTTTACCTACTTCAGGATTTGCTTCGGAACTGACACCATATGAAACAGGATGAAAACGACACAAATCTAAGTAACTCTTTATTAATTTGTCTTTAGATAATTTTTCTTCGTCCGCCAAATCACGATACCTTAAAAGATTTTTCACTAACTTATTTGAATCAATTCCGAATTTGTTTGATTTAATGAGTTTGTAAACTGCCATCTTAAGGACTGACGGTGTGTGACCTCTAGCGGTAATAATAGAAAATATTGAACCACTATTAATCGCTTCTACAAAATCTGGCCAAGCCGGACCTACTTCAGATATCATACAATCAATTAAAAATTGATTATCGTATTTAACTCCGAACTCAACATAACCATCTTTTGCTGTACCAACTATTGTATGTCCTTTATAGTTGAAAAGTTTTTTACCAACAAGTTCTCTATATTTGGCAAAATCTTTTGTGGTCATACCAACAATATTACCATTATTGTCTTTTAAACGAATAAAAGTTGGCATATACATTAAATTGTCATCCCAATCAAATGCGTAATATTTCATTGCCGTTGTTGGATTTTCTCTTGATACTTGATTATTAATCATAACTTTTTTACATTTATATGGTACAAAGATAATAAAAAAAGGGAGAACTTGTCTCCCTTTTCGTATTTTTTTTTCATTTTGACCATTAAATGTCTTCAAATGATGCTCCTGTAGGTGTAATATAGAAGGTAATATCTATAAATTCTAAGGATCTTGTAGGTTTGATGTATATCTTACCTGTCATTTGATTTCTATCTAAATCAGCCACATCTGAAGAAACTGTTACTCGGAAATCATATAAACCTCTATCTCTTCTGATAGCATCTAATATTGGATTTACTGAGTTCAAGAAATCTTGTCTTACTTGTTCGTCATTTTGATCAAACAATAATCTTACAGATACCGCTGAAATCAATTTACGAGCTTGTAATAACAATCTTCTTACGTTGATTCTATCAAGAGCCGACTCTCTAACCTGTAAAGTTTTGTTACCCCAAATTACAGTACCAACATCAGAGAATGTTGCGATTGGGTTAATTCTTCCTTGGTATAGAGTATCTCTATCTTCTTGAGTTAACTTCTTACGTGCTTTGATTGAGTTAACAATACCTCTTGTGTAACCTGCCGCTGCGAACCAAGGGAACGCAATGTTATCAGTTAACGCCAAGTTTCTTGTTACCTCAGCCGTTGCTGGAATATAGATTTGTGTATTATTTACACTATCACGAGTTAATACCCAAGGATAGTAAGTTGCGGTATAGTTAGAGTCAATTCCTGTTTGTTCTAAATTGTCAACCGCTTCTTGAGGATAAATCATACCATCCACACCTGTTGTTGTAGGTAAGAACATATTGTAATCAGGTGTTGTTGTTATATAAAGTGAATCCGCTCTATCGTTTTCAATCATATCAATTGTCGCCTCAACTAAATCACTGTTATTAACATAATCAATACCCGGAGAAACAAATACGTTGATGTTAACCGCCTCAGGATTAGCAAATGTTTGAATACCTAACAAGTAAGCGTAGTAGTCAGTATTTGCGAAATCTTGAGTACCGTCTCCAACTGCGATTTGTTTGAATGCTCCCCAACCAACTGCATTTGGATATCTATTGTCAGGACAAGCCCCGTTTAAGTAACCGGCTCTACCTAACACATATCTATCACTATTGGTTCTGTGTTCTCTATAAATGTCCCAACCATCAAAACCGCCTTGTACTAATAATGTGAATTTTCTTGAGTAAATTCTGTAGTAAGGGTTAGCAGGG